GTTTAATTTTGAAAACTCTTCTATCCGTACTGTGGAATTGGACGGAGTGATTTGGTTTGTGGCTAAAGATGTTGCTACATCTTTGGGGTACGATAACACGGCACAAGCCGTGAGAACCCATTGTCGCAAAGCTAAGGCATTGATTGATATGGGGTGCTGTTCAGCAGCACCCACCCTTGATTCGCAAACTAAGCTGATTCCAGAGTCAGACGTGTATCGTTTGACAATGAAATCACAATTGGAATCTGCTGAAAAATTCCAAGACTGGGTCACTGAAGAAGTGCTGCCCTCGATTCGTAAAACGGGGCAGTATAAAGCACCAGCTTTAACTCAATCAGAGTGGCTAATTCAACAAGCTGTTTTGTTGGATCAACAAGCTAAGGCTGTGGCTAAAATCGAAGAAGAACAAAAGCAGCAGAATCTTCGATTGCAGAGTGTAGAAGCCAGAATTGACAGCAGTACGGGCTACACTACGGTTAAAGCTTTTTGTAAACTGCACAACATTCACTGCCCGCTCAGACATGCTAAATTATTTGGAAAAGATTTAGCTGAAATGTGTCGTGAGCATGATCTTCCAATTGGAAGAGTTAGTGACGAAGTCTTTGGAAGCGTCAACTCTTACCCAATCACGTTGATGGAAGAATACTTTGAATTAAATAATTAATTTAGGTATGATTACTCACAGTCATTTTAGACTGTGAGTTTTAACTCTTAAAGGTGATTTAAATGAACTTAATTGAAAATAGCAATAGACCAGTACATGGTTGGTTGCCGAAAGTACCATCCATTTATCAAATTGAAGTGTGTTCTCGTTGCAATTTTAATTGTGAGTTCTGCTTAACAGGTCTGCGTGGTGGAACTTCAGAAAAAGGATTGATTGACCCAAAGTTATTTCAAACCATCGTAAAACGAGATTTAAGTGGTAGTAAGTTCATTGAGCTTCAGTTTCGTGGCGAACCCACACTCAATAAGAATTTAGCAGAGTATGTCAAAATGCTAAAACCACACGTATTGGTTGGATTTTCGACACATGGCGGATTACTGAGTACTAAAGAACACGCACTACAAGCTGCTTTGAATAGTCATTATGTAACCATTTCAATGGATGCTGGACACAAAGAGCGTTATGAAGAATTGCGTTTAGGTGGTTCGTGGGAGAATTTGTTGGAAGGAATCAATGTTTTGTTGATGCAACGGGGTAACAATTTGTACCCCATTTTAGACTTTCAGTTGATTGAGTTTGAAGGGTTTGAAAAAGAATTACAAAAAGTAAAAGACTTATTTAAACAGAACTGGCCGAGTTACGCTAATAACTCCAACGTAAGAATCAGAAGTGTTCCAGACACGCAAAGCGGTTGGCGTGAGCATCTTGCACATCAAGACAACACTCTTTGTACAAATCCTTGGTACAGTGTCAGCATTAAAACCAATGGTGACGTGGTTCCGTGCTGCCATTCATTCGAAGATGATCCAGTGATGTTTTATGGAAATTTGAATGAAAATTCATTGGAAGCAATTTGGAACTCAGATAGAGTAGTTGAATTTAGAAATGCCCACAGGTATGGAAAGTTGCCAGAACCATGTATTTATTGCACAGCTAAGTCTGCTCATAACTTCCACAGTGAAGTTGCTTTCGATATTATTAAGATATCAACTGAGAGATTAAAATGAGCGATAAATTTAAAGTAGAGCTTTTGCATAGCGACTCAGCCATTGTGCTGAAAACTCTAAACGCTTCTAATGAAAGCGGGACGTTAAAGTTTTCCAACAAAGAACAAATTTTCGCAGTTGTAAAAAGACTGTTAGAGTTTTTAAATTCAGATGTTTGTGTTATACCTTTAAGTGCTGACAATGAGCCTGGCTAATGACTAAATTTAATGCTGCTGTAGAACGTAAGTTGCGTAGTCAGATACACCACAAAGAGCAAAAGAAAAATGGATTTACTGGAGACTTGACAGACGTAGACGCTCTGTATGCACCTCCAGTAGACCCTATTCAATTTGACTCTTTGTGTGTGTCTACGGACAGTGGCGCACACTCTATTTACAAAGAACACTTTGTAGTGGGTGACAAAATTACGGCTCACGCCCGTATTAATGCAGACTACAGTTATGCGAAATCAAAAGAATTTGACGCTTTTTTAGAGCGTTACATTAACCATCTGCATCAGTACAAAGACTCATACGTGTTTTATGTAACTCTGGATATTATCAACAATCCAGAATTGAGTTGGGAGATTACAGAACGGATCGAAGCTGCGGGTCTGAAACCAATGCCAGTATTCCATAATGGTGAAGATATTAAGTGGCTACACCGTATGGTAGACAAGTATCCGTACATTGGAATTTCCGGTTTAGGTCAAGACATCACCAAGTCAAAATTTAAGCCTTTTGGCGATGCTTGTTTTAAGGTTATTTGCCATGCAGATGGTAAGCCTAAAGTCAAAGTTCACGGCTTTGCTATGGGAACACCTGAAATCATTAAATTGTATCCTTGGTATTCAGCAGATCAAAGCACATGGACGTACATGAGTCGGGTTGGAAGTCTGTTAGTTCCAAAGCCAATTCATAATCAACTAGAATTGATTGATTATGATTACTTGGCGCTGTACAAGGTTATTCCAGTAACTCCCCGTAGAGACATGGAACCTTTTTACATTGACAACTTGACGCCGATGATTCGGCATTTCGTTGAGTTATATCTGGAAGCAAATGACATTGCTTTGGATGACGTGCGGAATAGTTACCACTGTCGGGACATTGCCAACATTCGCTTGTTTAACAATATCCAGATTGCTGCGAAAAAATGGTACAAGGAACGTTATGATTTTGAAGAGGGAGGAAACATTTATTTAGCAGGAACACCTGCTGGTGCTGGGAGTAATCGTAGCCGGTTAATCAAGTTGCTTCACGATGTTAAGATCAAACAAATGAACTGGCTGACGACACCTGTATACCAACTTCATGCAGACAACGTTCGTGAGATCGTTGAAGCATATAATGCAGGTGTGGATATTCGAACGATGTGGGACGAACAAGAAAGTTCGAGAGCGAGAAAGAAAGTGACACTTGAAGCAAAACCGAAGATTCAAAGAAAAGTTTTGGTTATGAAGAATCCAAAACTGAAACAAAAAGAAGTGGTAAAGATTGAGTCTACTATTACTTTTAAAGTAGAAACTCACATCGTAGGTATAGCTGATCAGAGTTTGTCAATGGACGCTTTGATTCAGCGGCAAATTGAACAACTGACCGCTTTGCTTCAAGACGCATCTGATAAATTAGATGCGGAACCGGAAATCCAATGTCACGCAACTAAAGAAGTTGTCGTTGAAGAAAATACTGTAATTCTTGAGTCTAAACCGTCCGCTATTGTCACCACTTCCGAAGCTTCTTTCTTTTGAGGATTTTATGAATACTGCTCAGTTAAAAAACACGCTAGAACAGGCTAAGCATTTTTTGATGCAGCAAGATTTTATTGCTGTGTTGCAACACTTCCATTTTCAAAAAGATACAGTAACCAGTTATAATGACGTGCAAGCGTGTCAGTTGAAATTGAATTCTGGATTAAACTGCACCGTTCCCGGTCAGTTGTTATTGAAGTTGCTAAACACGATTAAGACTGAAGAAATTGATATTAGGGAACTACCACAACAGAGCGTAGTAGAACTTATTTCAGGAAGAAATAAGAGTAAGCTTCCACGTTCCCCCAGTGAGAGTTACGTTTTCGACTTTCCGAAGTTTGAAGGGGATAAGCTGACCATCGAACCCGAAGTGTTAGAAGGTCTTAAAAAGTGCTTAATGAATGTCAGTGCTAACCCCACGCGACAAGAATTTAATGGCGTCACTTGGAAGTTTGCATCGGATTCTTTAACGTTGTTCTCGTCGGATGGACGTACCATTAGTCGCTACATTCATGCAGATACATACAAAGTATCTCCATTAAAAGATTCCATTGTGATTCTTCCATCATTCTTTTGTGAAAAGCTGATTACGTTAGCATCTTCGTTGTTGGGTAAAGCTGCGTTTGAGATGATTTGTGACCAGGCATGGTCACTGGTAAATCTTAACGACAATTATGTGTTTACGCGGTCAATTGAAAAAGACCCTCCTAACTACGATAATTTCTTGTCGATGTTTGCTGACATTAGCGAAGAAGAGTTGTGGGATATTCCAGCCGATTTAGAGTCTGCTTTGGAACGTGCTGCTTTGTTTTTGGATCAGACTAACAGTGTCACGACTGCACAATTCCACATCAACGGCACAGAGTTAGAATTGAGTACTATGAGTGTCGTGGGGCAGTGTGTGGATCAGTACACCTTACCGATTGATTTGGGTAAAATTTCCTTTTCTGTAGATCCTAATCTGATGCTCCGCGCATTCAAGATTAGCAAGAAAATGACCTTTCGACCCAAAGCCGTAGTCTTTACCGATGTTAATTTTTTACATTTGATTGCAGTAAAATAACGCTGGCTTTTTGGGTATAGTTCATGTATACTCACCACTGGCACAGTTGGGTTAGTGGTGAGTGATTTTGAAGAGTTTATTGACATTAAAATCACCTTATATCAATGAGTTAGTTAATTGCGGCAATTTCCCGCAATTAACTTTCACAAAACGAGGTCGTGATGGTGGTACTTGGATACATCCAAAACTCGTGATTACTTTTAGCAGATGTTAATTTTTTACATTTGATTGCAGTAAAATAAAGATGTGTTGACTTGAATATCAATGTGCCATATAATTGTTGTTGAGCTTGAAACTCAACAACAAACCACCTTATAAGTGGTTAATTTGGATTGGAGATGTGGTAACACTCTCTGCCCGTTGTTGTCGGGTTTCAAGATCCAAATTACCCAACTTATGAGGTGTTTTTATTTATGAGTAATCAAAATTTAGTCTTAATCAGTTTTAATCGTGACCAGCTTCAAATGGTAGATCATGATGGTCAACCGTATGTAGTAATGAAGCCCATTGTTAAGGCTTTGAAATTGAATTGGAGTGGTCAGCAAGCTAAGTTGTTGGAAAATAAGCAAAAATTCAGTTATATGGCTATCAATACAACTGGAATTGACGGCAAAACTTATGAAATGGGCTGTACTCCACTCAAGAAATTAAATGGCTGGTTGTTCAGCATTAATGCCAACAACATCCCAAATCTTGCAACTCGCTCCAAAGTTGAAAAATATCAAGAAGAGTGTTTTGAAGTTCTTTGGAATTACTGGTTAAATAAATCTAAATCTCCACTTGAACTTTTGATGGAAGCAAAATTCAAGATGGAAAATGAACCTGTCAATTTAATGTCTTTTGAACAAATTTCTTATTCCGAACGACTAGCGCAACGAAGATTTACTTGGCAAGAATTTCAAGAATTTTTTAACATGAAAGACGATAACTACTTTTTAAGAGTTATTGTTGGCATCATCAATCGGCAGGTTTTGGGAATGTCGGCTGGAAACTTTCGTCGCCAGGTGTTAGGCCCACAAAGAGTTAGAATGATCAATGGTGAGCGAGTACGGTTAGACGTTACTACAAACAACCTTCCAGTTAATTTAACTAAAGATTTTCTTCCAAAACCTCACCAAGAGTGCATTCAAAGAGTCATGCAAGATCTTTTTGAGTATTACATGGCGCGTCCTAATTGGAATCGTGCAGATGTAAGAATTAAAGTTAAAGAGTTTATTTTGACCAGAAAAAGCAGCATTGAAAGAATTATTGGTAGACCCTTACACGTATTAGTTTTAGAGTGCATACAACAAGTTTCAACGTACTCTGAAACGCATAATGTTTCACCGTATGATGTCATTCAAAACAATCTTGTTCAACTCAACTACAATCAGTTGGCACTAGAGCGAGATATTCGACAACAACTTAGTCAGCTTTAACTGTCAGTATTTTGCCACATCGGTTATAATACCAATCCACTAAGGTATGAATCGTAGTACACACTGCGATTCATCGGAGAGTTTAAATGTCATTCTTTTTTACCGATTTTGAAGAATCAAAAAAGAGTTCTAAAAAACAAATTCCCATCAATTCAGCCAGAGCTTTAGGTTGTTTAGTTTGCCCACTCAAAGATTCAAAAGCGTTAAACAAAGATATGCAACCCATTGGATCAACGGCTCCCACGTATTATTTTTTGGGAGAAGCACCCAGTTACGAAGATGACAAAACGGGTACTTTGTTCAGTAGCAAGTCTGGTGATTTGTTAAAATCTACTTTCCGGTCGGAAACCCGCTGAAATTGAAATAGAATGCTGTAAAAAATCTATTGTAACAGATATTGAAACTACTAAACCTAAAGTTATTGTAGCGGTGGGGCAAACCGCATTGCAGTGGTTAGTTGCCAAAGCGGAAATCGGCAAGTGGAGAAATCGCTGGTTTTCAGTTAAGGTCGGAAATCATATTTGTTGGGCAATCGCTATTTTAGATCCAGCTTCTATTTTCGCTCGGCAACGAGTGAGTAAAACGGGATCAGTGATGCCCAGCGAATTTGACAAAGTCTTTGAAATGGATTTGAAAGGTATTTTTACTGCGGGTAGTCGTTTAAACTCTCCGGTTTACATCGAAAAAGATTATTTATCGGGTGTTCAAACCTCTGAAGGTCTTAAATCCGACAAAGAACTTAAAAGAGTTTTGGATTGGTTGGAAGAGTTTGCTGAATATGATTATGTGGGGTATGACTACGAAACGTCATGCATCAGACCTTTTGAAAAAGATGCTTTAGTGTTATCGGTCGCGTTGGGAACACAAAAGAAATCTGTGTCATTTCCTTTGCAGTACCCGAATGCTTGGAGTCCAGATCAGTGGAAAACTCTTAAAGCTGCATTCATCAAATTCCTAAAGTCTCCAGCTAAAAAGATTTGCCACAATCTAAAATTCGAATTAGAGTGGACTGCTGAGACTTTTGGAAAAGAATTGATTTACACGAACACTTGGGAAGATACTCAAGCTCAAGCGTACACCTTGGATGAACGGCGTGGAATGCTAAATCTGGATGTACTCATTCGACTGCACTTTGGTTTCATGTTAAAAGACCTTTCTAACATAGATCGAAGTCGAATGTTGTCATATCCACTGGAAAAAATTCTGCCGTATAACGGTTTAGATGCGAAGTGGACGTTTGCTTTATTCTTTGAACAAAGCAAAAAGTTAAATTCAGATAAGAAGTTGAAGCAAGTCTATCTGAAGTTGTTGGAAACGGAAGTCGCACTCACCTCAATTCAGTGTCGGGGCGTGGTTCTGAATGACACCATTCGTTTAGAGTTAAAGAAGCAATTTGAAGATGAAGTGGCTGGAATTGCCAGTCAGATTATGGAGTTGCCAGAAGTTAAACAATTCAAAGGTCATTTTAACATGACCTTTAATCCAGCTTCTCCAGATCATGTATTAAAATGTCTGCATTCTATTTTGGGATTAAACGAAGAATTGATGGTGGAAAACAAGCTAAACACCAGTGAAGCCGTATTATCTTCGTTGAAAGGTTACGCTTTACCACCATTGATTTTAGATTTCCGTGGAATTACTAAAAAGATTTCTACGTATTTAGAACCCATGAAAGACTACATACATCCCAAGTACAATAAGATCCATACCAACTTTAATCCGTTTGATACGTCTACGGGTCGTCTAAGTTCGTCAGATCCTAATTTGCAGAACTTACCTAATAAAACGGGTAAAGAAATCCGTAAGATGTTTACTGCTCCAGAAGGATACTGGATTGTCAGTTCAGACTACGGACAAATCGAAGCGAGAATTATTGGAGTCGCTTCACAAGATGAAGCTTTTTGTGACGCTCTTTGGAACAACTATGATGTTCACATGAAGTGGGCAGAAATCATTGCGAATGAGTATCCAAAAGTCATTGGCGGAACCCAATTTCTTTACGATAAAAAAGCAATGAAAACCTTCAGAGCGAAAGTGAAGAACTTGTGGGTATTTCCCGCGTTTTACGGAGCCAGCCCGTTTTCGATTGCTAAAGGTTTAGATATTCCGATAGAAATTGTGCAAGATATTTTTAACGACTTTTGGAAGACGTTTAAAGGAGTTAAGCGTTGGCAGAAGTGGTTGTTGAATCGGTACGACCAGTTGGGTTACGTGGAGACTTTGACTGGAAGACGCAGACGCGCACCGCTGAGTATGAATGCAGTACTCAACTCTTGCATTCAAGGTACTGCGTCAGATATCTGCGTGGATGCCATGTGTCGGTTGGACAGAAAAGGGTACGATGTCATTATGAACATCCATGATGACGTAACGTCTTATATTCGTGACGACCAATTGGAAGATGCGATTGCGGATATTGCTGAAGAAATGTGCGCGGTTCCGTTCAAGTGGATCAATGTCCCCATTTCGATTGAAATTGCAGCAGGCTTGAACTGGTATGAGCAAGAAGAAATTGGGACATTCAAGTCTACTGATTATCATGATGTTCCCAAAAAGATCGTGGACTTCACTAAGTTATACGACTTTTAAGTAGCTGCTAAAGCCAAACATGCCATTTAAACCGCTCAAAATGCCAGTCACAGCGGTTTAAATGGCAAAGTAATACCAACATAGCTGTCACATTGAAATCGTGGCTTACAACGCAAATTTGAATACCAGTATCGTTAGGTATAGCACCGGACACTCACACTGGATTATTTATGGAAACTAAAGATTCATACAAAGATAAGTACATGGCGTTTCTGGAAGCTACGGAAGCGTTTGTGGAAATTGAAGATTTGATTGAAAAAGATATTACTGAATCTCATCAAATGGGATTGTATCTCAATACAGTCATTGCTGATTTACAAGAAGAAGTACACGATTTGAGGGGATTCAAAAAATCAGTAAAAGAATTAATAAAATCATTTTCTGGATCTTTGTTTCAACATCTGGTTACTGTTTTAGCTGAAAATGAGGAAAATACTCATGAAGATTAAAGTAGGTGATGAACTCGCATTCATCAATCATCGGTGGGGAACTACTTTTCGTAAAGTAGATAGAATTACACCAACTGGTAGAATTGTATGTGGTAACATAACGCTTAATCCTAATCTTTCAATTCGTAACAACGACGTATGGGATGAAACTTACGTAGAATTAGCTACTCCAGAATTAAAAGAAAAAGTTGCACTTGATACAGAAAAACGTCGGCTGATTCAAAAAATAAAATCAGCAAATTTTGAAAAATTTATCATTGAAAATTTAAGAAAAATGTGCATGGTCATAAACCACGCTACTAAAGCTTACTTGGATGAAGATGTCAAATTACGGGCTGAAGGAAAAATCAATGAGTAATCACGATTTGCACGTAAAATATCGTCCAGAAAACTTGGACGAAGTGCTTGGACAGGACCACGTTGTCAATTCTTTAAGAGCTTTGTTTAAAGAAGGTAAGCATCCACACGCTTATTTATTTACCGGCTCTTCCGGCACTGGAAAAACGACGCTTGCCAGAATTGTGGCTAAGGAAATGGGTTGTGATGAAGGCAATATTACTGAAATTGATGCTGCATCTCATAACGGTGTGGACGATGCCCGTGAGCTAATTGCGTCATTGCAGTACGCTACCTTTGGTAATAATCCTAACAAGTTTATTATTGTCGATGAGGCTCATGCAATATCTAAAGCTGCTTTTCAAGTGTACTTAAAAACAATTGAAGAGCCTCCGGAACACGTCTACTTCGTTTTCTGTACAACAGAGTCAGACAAAGTACCGGAAACCATTAAGACACGTTGTCATGTATACAATTTGAAAGATGTTAGCTACGACAATCTTTTCGAACTGGTTTCCATCATCAGTGAGTTGGAAGAAATTGTAATTGATAAAGAGTCAAAGGCACTGAAACTGATCGCTCAGGCGGCGATGGGTAGTCCACGCAAGGCATTGACGATGCTATCCAAGTGTCGTGGTGCATCATCTCTTGAAGATGTACGATTAATTTTGGAAGAGCCTGATGAAGATGGAGAAGTAATTGAATTGTGTCGGTTGTTGTGCGGCAGAACCAAAGTAGAGTGGAAGCACATTCAAAGAACATTGAAACGGTTGGAAGGTCAGAACCCAGAGTCCATTCGTTTAATTGTGTTGGCGTATGTCAGCAAAGTGTTGATGAACGCTAAAACTGACGAAGAATCCATCAAACTTCTGGCAATACTGGAAGCATTTTCTAACTACTACAACCCGTCAGAGAAAATAGCTCCGCTATTACTGTCTTTGGGTTCATTGGTATTTCAAGGTGAATAATTATGAATGAAGACATGAAAGCGTTGTACACAGAGTTGACTGAAGAACTAGCGTTCAGTCCTCATGAGCTAGACAAAGCCGTGTTGCAGCACAGTATTCTTTATCAAAAGGTTCATGAAAACTACGCGATTGCGTGTAGTGAGCGTGACGGACTCAAGAAATTGCTTGAAGAAGTGTACGCTCAAGTCTCTCTAAAGATCAGAGAGCAAGCGAACATGGAAGGTAAAAAATTGACTGAGGATTTAGTCAAGCAGATGACTCTGTTAGATTCTGATTACCAAGTGGTAACTACATCTTGGTTAGATTCTAAATTGGATTCTGAGTTGTGGGGAGCGTTGAAAGAATCATATTCTTCAAGAGGTTACATGATCAAGGAAATTGCTGATTTGTGGATGGCAAGTTACTTTGCAACTACTTCGATTAGTAATTCCAAACCAGTTGGTGAGGTACAAATACAGCAAGTACGATCCGCAGTGGCTTTAAAACGCAAGGAGTTTAAAAATGAGTGAAACATTCTTATTATTGGTGCAAACAGTATTTATACTGTTAGGTATAATTGTTAGTGCTTACACACTAACCCGTTTAATCAGTGCCGCGCACTACCGCAGTAAGTACGAAACGCTTTTAACTCTCTTGAACAAGAAAGGGCATTTTTATGGCTAAGACTCCATCCAAGTTTCAATACACCCGCCGCTCATTCCAAGATGTACGCAAGCGGGCTGAGCAGTCTAGTGGTTTGCGGGACAACATGCTGACCGATCATGTCGGTTTGTGGAAACCCGCAGAAGGTGAAAATTGCATCCGCATCTTGCCACCGTCATGGCAGAACGCAGATCACTTTGGACTAGACTTGTTCGTGCATTACAGTATCGGTTCTGAAAACTCTGCGTACTTGGATTTGCGTCGGATGAAAGGGGAAGCAGATCCTATTTCCGAAGCTTATGACCAAGCGCAGTTGGACGGTGATGAAGAATACGCAAAGAAGCTCCGCAGTGTGAAGCGGGTTCTGGTGTATTTGGTAGATCGGGACAAGCCGAATGATGGACCTAAGCTCTGGGCAATGCCGTGGACGGTTGACAAAGAAATTGGACTTCAGAGTAATGATAGCCGTACTCATGAGATTTTGTACTTGGACGACCCCGATGAAGGGTATGATATTTACATTTCGAAAGAAGGTGCTGGTGAGCGGACTAAGTACAGCGTTAAGATTGCTCGAAACAGTAGCCCCCTTGACATGGCACCAGCCATTCTGGATTGCTTGGAAAATCATCCACTGCCAAATTGTTTGATTTATTACGATTACGATTACATCAATAAAGCGTTTTGTGGCAAGGTAGTGTCAAAGAGTGATGTTGACCCAGAGCCAGAAGTCACTAAGCCTAAGGCGGCTGCAAAAGCGCCCGCCAAGCCAGTTTTCACTTATGATGAATTGGCAGCTATGGATTTTGAAGAATTGGCGACGGTTGTTGTCGAGAGCGAACTGGATATTGACTTAGATCAGTTTGACAGCGAAGATGAAAAGCTGAACAGAGACGAATTGTTTGATAACATACTTTTGGCTTTGAGTATTGCTAAGCCAAAGGTGAGTCGTCAAGTAACAAAGCCCAAGCCGGAACCAGAGCCGGAACCAGCACCAGAGCCGGTCGCGGAAAAGTCAGCCACTAGTGCTGTAAAAGATCGGTTAGCTTCACTACGCAATCGCGCCGGTAAGTAATCAACCCATCACGGATACTCAAGCAGTATCCGTGATTTTTAATATCAATTAAAAGGTAAAGATCATGGAAATTGCAAAACGTGAAGTGAAAAAAGTTGAAAAAAAGACGGGCGGTTTGTACTTCACTTCAGTCTCAAAAGAGAATATAGAGTTCTTTTCCAGTGGATCATATCTTTTAGATTGTGTGTTGGGTGGTGGTTGGCCGTTGGGACGAATGAGTAATTTGATTGGAGATTCATCAACTGGCAAGACGCTTTTAGCCATTGAAGCGTGTGCTAACTTTCATCAACAATTTCCGACTGGTAAGATTATTTATTTAGAAACCGAAGCAGCATTTGACTTAGACTACGCTGAAGCGTTGGGGATGCCCGTATCCAAGATTTTATTTCCAGGTAATGATTTCACTGATAATACTGTTGAGGCTTGGTTTGAACATCTTGTAGTGATTTTGGAAGAACTTGAAAAATCAAAGCAGCCATGCTTGTACATTGTTGACTCTTTAGACGCACTGTCAGATCGTGCTGAGTTAGAGCGAGATATTAATAAAGGCACTTTTGCGATGAATAAGCAAAAGATGATCGGACAACTATTTCGACAGAACATTAAGCGAGTAGAAAATACTAGACTTCACTTGATGATCGTAAGTCAGGTACGAGAAAACATCGGTGTGACTTTTGGAGAGCGTTACACCCGTAGTGGTGGCAAAGCAATGGATTTTTATGCCACGCATCTAGTCTGGTTATCACAAATAAAGAAACTAGATCGTACTATTAAGAAGCAAAAAAGAATATATGGTATTGAAATCAGAGCTAAGTGCAAGAAAAATAAAGTAGGTCTGCCATTTCGTGAAGCAGACTTTCCTATCGTTTTCGGTTATGGTGTGGACGACATTACCGCTATGTTGGATTGGTTAGCAGGGGTAGAAACATCAGAATTAAATCTATTTTTTGAAAAGCACAGTATTGGCAAAACCAACAAAGCTGAACAAATTAAGCAAATGGAAAAAGCTCAAAGAATTTCTGTCATCAAAGAATTGCAAAACATTGTTAGAAATGAGTGGGAAGAAATTGAAACTAGGTTTATTCCGACTATGAGTAAATATTAAGATGGAGTTTGAAAGCACACAATCTTATGTTACCTTTGCTGAAGGTGCTATTATTAGCAAAGGTACTAACACGCGACCGATGGCGTACCCACAGCAATTCTATCCAGAGATTGCTGAATTGTTTGGGTACATCGTCTGTGCTGGAACTTTATCTGAAAAAACAGTGGAGATTAACTTTACTGACTGTCTCAAACGAACCGAGATGGTACAAAGAATTAAAGACATCTACCAACAGTTTTGGGAAGATAGACCAATTCGATTAAATGTTAGCGGCTTCCCAAGAATATGTGGACGAAAGCATGTGACTTTTGTTAAAATAGTTTTGGGTGGAAAAGATTTTTTTGATCCAGGAAAAGAGAAAACTCCTGCTTTTGTGTTACGTTCTGGTAACGTTGGCGTTAAAAAGGCTTTCTTAAAAAGCGTCTTTGGTGCAGCACCTAAAAAACTACTAAAAGATATGTGGGTGTTTGCGTTCCGAAGTGCATCTTTTAAGGTAGAATTAAAAAATCTTTTACAAGATCTAAATATTGACTTTGTAGAAAGCACGTTCTTCATCAGTGTGCCATTAAAAGAAATTGAAAAATTTAAAGAGTTGCTAGACTTAAAACACCCTTCTTGGTGGACATAAGGAAAGAAAATGAGAGCAGGTGGCAGTAAAGCGAAAGGTAATGCTCAGGAGAACAGAGTCGCTAAAGAGTTAAGTTTGTGGCTGACTGCAAATGAATACCAAGATGTTTTAGAAAGATCTCCAAGTAGCGGTGCAAAATTCACTATACATCGCAAAAAAGATCGAAACGTCACTAACATCGTGGGTGACTTGATTGCGGTTAATGCGTCAGGTCAACCGTTGGTAGATAAGTTTGTTATTGAGATCAAGCATCAAAATGAGTTAAATCTCAATGTAGCTAATTTGTTTTATCAAACGGCTACGGACGGCTTATTGGGTTACTGGCAGAAGTTGCTTGGAGAATGTGATCAAACGGGCAAGCTGCCGATGCTGATCTTTCGACAAAATAATAGACCTATGATGGTCATGTTATGTCAAAAAGGTATTGAGTTGTTTGACTGTAAAAAAATTGCTCATTGCGTAGTGCGGGTAAATTCGCAACTTATTTATATTTCTACCTTTGATGCATTTAAAGAATTTGCAGATCCAGAAAAATTGAAAATAAAACCAGTGGTAACAAAAAGCGTGATCCAGTTTCAGGTATAACTGTATGTAGTTCAACCCATTGGAGCTTTTATGAACATTGTTGAAGTTGATGACTCTTGGCGTGAAAAAATTGAAATCATCCCGCTGATCCAAGCGTTCCCCGAACTGAAGCGGCTGGAACAGCTTGAAGCGTCTGGGCTATCGGAATTTAAAGAGTTCCGTGACAAAAAGTTAGTTTTGTCTGAAGACCACGAACGGCTTTTTGGAGTGTACGGTTCCAAAGCGGTAATCATCCCACACGAAGATTTAGTTGGTATCCTTTCCGATACGTATGATCGATTGTACCCCGGTGAAGAGGGGGTAATGAGCATTCGTTCGTTAAAGAACGGCGCTGCTATCCAAATTGAAATGGATCTTCCATTGGAAAAGCCACTGGATATTGGGAATGGTGATTTAAGTAACTTAAAAATCTACGCATACAATGCGTATGATAAAGCGTTCCCAATGAAAATTCGTACTGGCGTCATGCGTCTGATTTGCATGAACGGAGCCATGATTGGTGATCAAATAAGTTCTTTGACAGCTAACGAGCTAATGGACGGCTGGAATACTAAGAGTTTAGCTGCTAAAATTCGACGGTTAATTGATAACTCAAGACGTGTCACTGACATTTGGCAGTCATGGACGGACGTTGAAGTGCCTTTTGAACCGGCGCGTCGTGTTTTGGAAACTTCTTTTCCAAAGAAATTCATTGAGCCAGTTCTTGATCGCGCTTTGTTCCCAATGAGTTTGTACAGTCTGTACAACCGAATGACATTGCGTTCAACGCACGATACACGATCTGATCGAACTCGGATTGCAATGGATACCCACATCAGCAGTCTGTTTTATGGAAAAAAACTGCTGACTGCCATCAATCAAGAAGCGGAAGCTAATTATGTGACCGTGGCTGAAAACTTGATGGATCTGACCAAACTGGATGTGGACGTTTCCGATGTCATGAGCGAAACCGACGACATCACTCACTAATCAATCAAAGATCGCTACTCAACACAGTAGCGATCTTTTGGAGAAGTTCATGAGTTATTCCGCAGAAGTTTTAAAGTTGGCTCAATCGAAGCTCAAAGATTTGGGTTACTATTCTGGATCCATTGACGGCATTCCAGGACCGATGACTAGAAAAGCTCTTTTCACATACAACCATCAAAACAAAACTAATTTTTTAGCAGACTTACTCATCGAAAGTCAAGATCCAAAATGGTTACAAATCGCGCTTAAAGAATGCGAAAAAAGAATCGAAGAATGGCCTGGCCCCACTAAAAATAATCCAGAAATTTTAAAGTACTGGGAGAGTGTGGATCTGAAAGTGGCTGAAGATGAAGTGCCGTGGTGTTCCGCTTTCGTCAACTGGTGCATGAAAGAATCACGTATGTCAAAAACTAACTCTGGCCTAGCAAGAAGTTGGTTAAATTGGGGTGTAGAATTAGATGATCCGAAAAGAGGTTGTGTTGTGGTGCTTCGCAGAGGTAGTTCACCGACTCAAGGTCACGTTGGATTTTTCATGTATGAGGAATCTAACACTGTTCTGCTCTTAGGTGGAAATCAGAGTAATTCAGTGACCATCGCACCATACAACAAGAATCGTTTATTGAGTTACCGTTGGAGTACCAAGTAATGATCATTTTAAAACCTGATGATTCATACATACCACCCAACACAACACAAGTCATGTCTCTGGCTTCAGCCTATATTAAAATTGAAGAAAGTTCTGTTTTGGCACATCATTTTTCAAACCGTGAGATGTTTCTTCGTGATGAAAACAGACAACAATATTTGTTTAATTCAGTCAAGGATTTAGCGCGTGTAGTGCTGTGGACTCGACAACTACCACAACACGCGGTAGAATTATTAATTGAGCCTTTTGATGCTCATTTTTATCCTAGCAAAGCTGTTCTAAAGGTTAACAGTTTTGCAAGGCTACGTTTGGCTTACGATCAATTTTTAGGAAGCGATAGTCCAGGTATGTATAATAATCGCTACAAAACATTAGCGATTATGACTGATCCAAAGATGAATGTAATCAAGCATAATCTTGAAAAATGGTACTTGGACTATCTAGCGGGGATTTTACTATGACGACTTTGGTTATTTCAGACTTACACCTGACTGAAAAAACAACTGAAGCGTATCGTTGGGAAATCTTTAAAACAGTTAGAGCATACTTAAAGTCTAGTAAGGTAACAATTGATCATCTTTTCATCTTGGGTGATCTGCTAGATAAAAAAGACCGTCATCCAGCAGAATTAGTCAATCATCTAGTGGACGAATTAGTTCTCACAAAAGAATTTGTTTCCGAAATCTACATCCTCAAAGGTAATCACGATTACCTAAAACCGCAGTCACCATTCTTAGACTTTCTTCGTCATTTTGACGAAGATGGTATTAAGTGGATCAGCACACCCACTTATGTTAATTTTGGCAAAAGAAAGACTTTGTGGTTGCCACACAGCAGAAATCCATTGGATGAATGGAACAATTTAGATTTTAAATCTGTTGATGTAGTCTTTATGCATCAATCAGTCATTGGCTGCAAAGTCAGTGAGTTCTACGAAATGAATTGTGGTTTTGAATTGGATTGGTTGACTTCACAATTACCGGAGCATCATAGAGTTTATTCTGGAGATATTCACGTACCGCAAGAAATCAAGACTTTAACTTACATCGGCACTCCACATCCAGTATCTTTTGGAGATACTTATCAGCATAACATGATCTTGTTGAACGAGAACTTTACTTCGTTTACAAGAATAAAAACTAATGTTCTGCAAAGACATAGTTTGAAAATAAAAACTCCACGTTGTCTTGAGAGATTAAAGAGCGAAGGTTTAATCCGAGTTGGAGATCAAGCTAAGATCAAAATTCAATTAACGAATAAAGAATTAAGTTCTTGGTCTACGACTAAAGAAAATGTAATCCATTGGTGTGAGTTGAATCAAGTAGACTTGTTTGATCTATCAATGGAAAAATTAGATTCAGATTCAGAATTGACTGTTAATTCTACTGAAAACAGATTTTCTTTTGTAGACCCTAAAACCGCGTTCACTGAATTTACTAAGACTGAAAAAATAGACAAAAAGATTGTAGCCATCGGTGAAACTATCCTTAATGATCTGCTGGAGAAATAAATGAAAACTTTACTGATCATAGATTTTGCTAACACGGTAATTAGGTCTTTAGCAGTTCATCAAGAATTGTGTTCTGCTCATGGAGAACCAACAGGCGGACTCTTTGGTTTTGTTGGACAACTGACCAACAAATTAAGCACTTATCAGCCTGAGCATGTTTTAATTTGTAAAGACGCCCCACCATATCTACGCAAAAAAGACTATCCAAATTACAAATCAAACAGACCTAAGAGCGGAGATTCAGAAAAAAGTACTGCTTTTTTTGAAGCCATGAACATCAGTTTCAAACAAGTAGATCAATGTTTAGAATTTTTAGACATCCCCAGTTGGAGCATCAAAGGACTGGAAGCTGACGACCTGATAGCGTCTTTCGTTATTGAAAATAATACTAAGTATGACAAAATTCTGATTCTTTCTAACGATGATGATCTGTTTCAACTCTTGTCTTATGATAACGTCTTTTTGCTTAAAAAGAATGCTGAGTTTGGAAAAGCACAATTCAAAGAATTGTACCCAACGATAGAACCAGAGTTCTGGTCACTAATCACAGCTTTGTCTGGAACTCATAACGGGGTTGCTGGTATTCAACGTGTTGGAATAAAAACAGCCATTAAAATTTGTACAGACGAAAGTAAAATAGAGAAAGTGTTTAAAGAACACGCAGATTTAATTGAGCAGAACTTGACACTGATAGATCTCCCGTACAAAAAGTACACGGAGAAATATGACTTTCCAGAATTAAAAAAACCAAAAATCAATGAGACTAGATTAATTAAATTCTTAGATGATTATGGAATTAGATACAATCGCAATTTTATGGAAGGTGTAGCTGAGTATTCGACACGACGTTGATCGTCAGGTATGTTAATCAACAACCAATAACATCGGAGTTTACAATGCAAGAGTATTTAATGAGTTCAGCACAAGAAAATCTGCTGACGTTACTTTGCTTCGACAAATCTACCGCCCCCATTATTGCAAATGTTCTTCAAATCGAATACTTTGAGAATGAATTTTTTAGAGAAATTGCCAGACATGCCATTTCGTTTTATGAATCTTTTAGAGACACTCCGAATGAACATATCGCTGATTTACTAGAAAGCAGAATCAATGATGCAAAGAATCCGCGCACCGGAGATGTTTATAAAAAGATCATCATGCAGTTGTTTGAGAATAAAGAAAACGTAAATTCTAAATACGTAATGTCTGAGTTGATGAAGTTTGTCAGACAACAACGGATGAAGATTGCGGTTGTCGAAGCTGCCAAACTGATCAAAAATTCTGAGTTGGATGAAGCGGAAATTATCATCACTGCTAGTTTGAAAAATGGAGTAGATGTTTTTGATAGAGGTTTTTCGTTCACTGATACTACGAGAAGTTTGGCTTTTTTAAAGAAAGAAGTTTTTGCTTTTCCAACGGGAATTAAAGAGTTGGATAAAGTAGAAATTGGTCCTGCTCCAGGAGAATTATTTGTAATTTTAGCTGGACCTAACAAAGGCAAGAGTCATTTTATGGTTCACATTGGAAAAACTTGTGCGAGAACAAGATTAAAAGTTTTACACATCTCTTTGGAAATGTCAGATGACTTGATTTCCGAACGCTATGCACAGAGTCTTTTCTCATTAACTAAACGCGAAGAATCTATCGAATTGACAAGATTCAGACTTGACGAACTGAACAAATTATCTCGATTTGAAATTGAGTCGCACAACAGACCATTCATTCATGGAAATGCAGACATCGGACCTTTTTTAGCAAAATCCTTGAAGAAGCTTGAAAATAGATTTAAATTAATTATTAGACGTTTTCCCACGGGAGCGTTGACCGTAAAAGGGTTAGAAGCTTATTTGGATGGTTTGGAAAGGTTTGACAACTATACTCCAGATGTCATACTGTTGGATTACGCAGATTTGATGAAATTGGATCATCAGAATTTGCGAACCAGTACGGGTGAAATTTACAAAGAGTTAAGAAGAATTGCTGTGGAAAGAAACACAGCCGTAGTTACTGCTTCTCAATCCAATCGTCTGGGCGAAGATTCTAAAGTGATTAGCTTAAAGCATCTCGCTGAAGACTTTAGTAAAGCAGCTACAGCAGATAATATCGTAGCGTTTTGCCAAACCAGTAGCGAAGCAAGAATGAACTTGGGGCGGTTGTTCGTCGCTAAAGCGCGTAACGAGAAAAAAGAGCAATCAATTTTGATCTCGCAAGCGTATGGGATGGGGCAGTTTTGCATGGATAGCATGATGGTAACTGACAGGTATTGGGGATTATTGGATCAGCAAAATCCCGATTCAGAGAGTCCGACTGAGACTCCACCAACCAGACCTCGACGTAACGTGCAATTCAGACCGAGAAACGCACAATGATTAATAAGCAAGCGGTCCAAGAATTTTTAAATCGTCAACTGGACGATAATTCTTGGATCAAAGAAACAAAACGGGAAGAATTAGAGCAGGCAATTTCAGAAATCTGCTCTAATTACAAGATGAAAAACAAACTCTTTACACATCAATTAGCTTCTGTGTATTTGGGTTTGTGTTTTCCTGGCTACTTGTTCTTTCTGGACATGGGAAGTGGTAAAAGCCTTTCGGCATTAACAGTATTACAAATTCGCAAAAATCTGAATCAAGTCAAGTCGGCATTGGTTGTCGTACCCAATGCCGTTAATGTGGAGAATTGGTTGGAAGAAGTGTTAAAACATTCTACACTAAAAGCAGTCGCTTTAGTGGGAACTCGGCTGGAAAGACTTGCCACGTTACAAGAAAAAGCAGACCTTTACATTATTAATTACGAAGGTTTGCCAGTGTTAATGACAGACTTTGTGGAGGTCAAAAAAGGCAGCAAGAGTAAAAAGAAAAGAGTTGTGAATAAAGTAGAAGCAAGAAAGTTTGCAAAAAGATTTGATATGGTAATCTTTGATGAAATCCACCATATCAAGCACACAAATACTCTGAATTTTGAACTTGCTGAAGTTCTATCTACGCACATCAATTACCGTTTGGGAATGACGGGAACACCCATTGGAAGAGACCCAACTAACTTCTGGGCACAATTCTTCGTTATTGACCGGGGAGAAACTTTGGGTGAGACTAAGACTTTACATTTACAAGCCTTATTTAAACCTCAACAGAATTACTTTGGTGGAGTCACTTGGATTCTGCCTGAAAAGAATAAACCCGTTTTTCAAAAGATGTTATTGCATAGAAGTCTACGCTACGCTGACTTTGAATGTTCAGACTTACCACCATTGTCTGTCATTCAAGTCCCTCTAAAAATGCCCGCAGATGCTATGCAGTACTACAAAAACTTGGTGGCGGAGAGTGTGGAAACAGCTAAAGGTGATTCAGCAGAAGCTAAAGAAAAAAGAAAAAACTACTACAGCAAATGCCGTCAAGTGGCTAGTGGTTTTGTGTATGAGACTTTCGATGATTCTGAAACCCGTGAAGTCATCACGTTCAGCGAAAATCCAAAATTAGACGCTATGGAAGAAATTGTTAATGATATTCCAGCAGATTGTAAAGTAGTTATCTTTCACGTGTTTCAACAAACGGGAATAGCGATTTGTGAACGTTTGAAAAAAATGAAAGTGAAATTTGCTGCAATGAATAATCTTGCAGAAATCTCTAAAACAGAGGAGTACAAAAAATTCAAAACAGATCCAAAAGTAAAAGCTTTAGTAGTGAGTATTAGTTCTGGAGGAGAAGGTTTGAATTTACAGCTTGCTAATTATACAATTTTTTTAGAAAATACAGACAGGCCGGACGTGCGACGCCAAGCCTTAAAGCGAACGCATCGAACAGGTCAAGAAAAACATGTTTACATTTATGATTTGATCATGAAGAATACAGTGGAGTTAAAAATTCTTCAATTCATTGAAGAAGGCAAGTGTTTGTTTAACGCCTTAGTTGAAGGCTCAGCTACTTTAGAATAAGGAAATGTTATGTTACAATCACCACAAGTAGGAGAAACTGTTGTTTTTAATCCTCCAGAAAATGCGTACAGCCCGCATTGTTTGCAAAGTCAGTTTGCAGGTCAGACTGGTGTTTTGGAAGGTTTTAACGAAGTTCAAGGAAGAGTAAGATTTAAAGTTAATGGTACTCTACACAGAGTTAATGTGAATGTCACTTATCTTTACTACCCATAAGGTGCAACATGCTAAAATTAGTAGCGGGAAAAAATTTAGTATCTGATGCTAAAATTGAAGAAAACAATTTTTCAATTTTTCTACTGGAAAATGTATCGAAAGATCAAGCTGTTGATGTAAGAATGGACATGGAGTCTAAATTAGTGGTCTTGGAATTTTCCAGTGAGGAAGATACAGTCATGACTACGCTTGATCCCGCACAAGCGGTAGCGCTAGGTACATGGTTAATGGAAGCTGGGCATGTACTAAATTTTGCAAGCAGTATTAACTTAGTTTTAACTGATGAGGATGAAACCAATGGGTGATGTCGTAGGTATTACAGGCGGTATGGGTGGCGATCTGAGTGGTCCTGTATTAGGTGGCGCTTCTACAGGAGTCGCTTCCACGGTAGACCCAAATGCCAATATGGTTGCACTGGAAGTAGGTGTTCTAATTGACAAAGTCGCGCTACACGTGCATTCGCCAGATCCAAATGTGAAGCTACCCGTGATTGTCAGTTTTACGATTGCGGAAGCGTACCAAGTCATTGCAGCGATTGAAACAGGTATAAGTCACTTACGTAATCAACAGCAATAAGTTTAACCAGTAAAGAGTCTAGTTTAGACTCTTTACTGAACTCGGAGATTCAAAATATGATTATCAACTTAATTGAATTTAGAATTAGTGGTGTGTTTTATAATTGTGAAATTGAAGATTTAGAACAAATGGAAAATCATCTTGAATCTGATGACTTCGAAGTAATTCTGAAAACAGAACCAGAAAATGAAAAAGACGACAAAGCCGTTGCGTTGTGCTATGACGGAATGAAGATTGGATTTGTTCCAAAGAGTTACAATGAACTCATCTTTAACATGTTGGATAATCGGTTGAATGTTTTTTGCCAGGTATTGCAAATTCAATCGCGGGAACAAAAAGTTTTTGCGAGACTATATTTGAATACAGACATTTTGATTAATAAAGATTAAAATTTGCGGGTATAGCCGAACTGGTTTAGGCAAAGAATTTAAAATTCTTCACTCGAAAGAGTATGAGAGTTCGAATCTCTCTACCCGCACCAACTCAACTGGAAATTACCATGTTAGACGAATCCGTACTAGAGTTTATGGGCGAAAATTTCGGATTGGAAAAGCACTGGCAATGGATATTTCGTGTCGAAAATTCTCCACTTTGGGAAATCACGCCCATGTACATGACCAAAGAAAAGTTTTTAGAATTTAAGACAAGCTATGATTTGTCGTGCCCACGTAATAAAATCGTTGAGTTTGGAAAAGCAAAAATCACAAAAAGACTATTTGAGAGTAGTAACCATGTCTGAATTATTGTGTCAAGGGTGGGATTGCTCAAGAAGAGAGCGGTGTTCACGGTTTCTTCGCATTGAAGAAGAAACTAAAAAAATGGTTATTGGGTTGCCGTGGTCTGCACATAAAATGTGTCGTCCCGGTTTTTATGAAACTGAAAAAGACTATCAGTATTTTATTGACATTAGCGCTTGTAGCTCAATAGAATAGAGCAAAAGATTTCTACTCTTTAGGTTGGGGGTTTGAGTCCCTCCAAGCGCGCCATTTTGGGGATGAAGCTTTAAAGTGAAGCAACGAGCTTTTAACTCGTAGAACAAGGCGCGATACCTTGCATCCCTACCAACTACTGAAGCAGCATCACTAGCTACACAACTTACAATGCCGTTTAAACCGCTCAAAACGGCCACTACAGCGGTTTAAACGTCAAAGTAATACCAAAGTACCACTCAGCACCAAACGTGGCTTAAAACCGATTTTTGACAGTAAATCATCAATACGGGTCTGTAGCTTATTGGTAAAAGCACCTTCTCATAAGGTTGTGAACTTGGTTCGATCCCAAGATGGCCCACCACTTTCCATAACAAGA